TCTATCTAGCCAACTTTGCTCGGGAAAGATGGTGGCATTGGTGGTATAATGAATAGAGATATTTTTTGATTGCCCGGTGTGTATGTAATGATCTAACAATGCTCGATGCTGTTCTATATTGGACAGCATGGGTTCACCGCCGTGCAAGTCTATGTGTATCAAGTTAGGAGCAATGTCAGTAATATTAATGATTAAATCTTTCCGCACACTTTCAATGTTTTGAACTTGTATGCCATACACATCTTTGTATTCCTTGATCCATTTGCTGGATGCAGCCGGACCGCAAATGATACATTTTAAGTTGCAAGTGTTTCCCAGCGCCAAACTGGCTGTCAGCAATGCATTGCTATCTAAATCATATTCGTCATAATGATGTTTCCAACGAGTGTAATCAAGTTGTCGTTTGCTTTCAATGCCGTTTTCTTCTTCTATCTTGCACCGCTCACATCCTGAGGGCCACTCACCTGTTTGAAACTGTTGTTTGATCGTGGACAACATTGCACTTTGCCGGTAGTCATCTATGGTGTGATGCTGTATGTTAAAAGTCTGTGCATAAGACTGACTTCCAAATTTACAACAAGGCAGTATCTCCCCAGTGGGCAGTATTTCCAAATTACTCCAAGGTGCAAAACAAAAAGTCATATTATGTGTGTATTGTCGATTATACGTGTATTATACGTGAAATTTTAACTTGTTGCAACCTTGATACTTTTAATGCATTGGTGTTGGGAAATCATTTCTATTATTTGTGACTTTGATTGTGTCATAATCAATTTACCTAAAGTTATACTGCCTAAGCTCAGCTTGGAGTCGTATTTTTTATAACCTTGTCTGTGAAAAAAATCTTGATTTTGTTCAAAATATTTCCATATCAATTGCTCAGTATTTTTCAAATCTTGTGCAGAATCTGAATGGAATCTAACGGTAAAGTCAACACACAAGTGACTTTGTGGTTTGAAAGCATCAGGTGCAATATATTGATCATTGTCGTGCCACAGGTCATACAAGGTTTTACCAATTTCACAATAGTTCAATCTTAAATCTCCCCAGTCCTCCTGCAAGGTGAACAATTCAAATTCATTATCTTCTATTAGGTCTCGGTAAGGTTTGTATTTCCAAGTTGCAACAAATCTTGGAAAAGCGTTTAATGTTTCGTAACGATGAATCCAAATATTCAAATCACCCAAGGCATCTTGTACCGCAACTGGAGCCTTAGAAAAAAATTCATTGCTGGATTGTTGATCATACAACCCATGATACACTTCAAATATATGATGTAAGTAATTTAGGTCGTCTTGTGTTGGACTGTGTCCAATGGATTTTTGAATTAGCCCAGGAGAATAGTCGTTAATTGTTTGTATCAATCTGCGTAGATGGTCCACCACACGATCATGTGTGTATTCAGAATTTGGAAAGTTATAAAATCTCTTAAGATCATCCCATGGTTGTCCAGCCTCTATAAATAAGTTTAGGTGTTTCAACCACTTGTGTGTTATACTTGTATCTACCAAATCAAAATACAACTCATAGTCAGTTTGATGATTGGTAAGAGTAATAATAATTTTATGCATAATTCTAAAACAATCGAGGTAGCAGTTACACTACAAGGATACTTTTGCAATGACTGGCCGTGTGTGGAGGTTTCTGGGAATAATCATATTTATTATACAGGAACTGTTCAACAAACACAAGCAATTAGATTTTCAATGCCGTCTTGTGAGATCAATCAAGTTGTTATTACACATCAAAACAAAAGATTTGGTCCTGACGGAATATGGGACGTTGCTGTCAAAGACAATGTAATTATTCAAGATCGAGCAGTGAAATTGTTGGATTTTGAGTTGGATGACGTTAGTATCAAGTCCTATACATTTGATAATTGTAGATTTGTCACGGACCAAAATGAAATTCTACAAACAGATTATTTTGGTCACAATGGATATTTTGTAATTGAGTTCGGAGGGCCAATTTACGAATGGATTATTTGCAATTGTGTCAAACCCCAGGCAAAAATTGCCCCGGGGAACTTTGTGATAAGCACCACTGCAGACAACTTGTTTGACTATGTTCAAGACCAAGTAGAGCTAGATGAAATTGAAGGGATTTTAAATCAACATGCACATTTGTTTAATCAATTTACCAAGATATGAAATCCATCGTCCGCCACTGAGTTTGGCCACACTGAGTGAGATATGCAACCAAGCACAGGTTGACTACAATTGCATAGATTTAAGTTTGTTGATCTATCAACATTTACAGGATGACTTTGAAGCCATAGATAATTTTTGTATCACAAGACAAGTTGAACCTGATGTATTGCAAAAACTAAAGGTACTAATTGACCGAATAATCAAACAGCAAGTGGATCAGTATCCTGATTCAACATTTGCACTGTCACTATTGAGTATTTGGAGTCAGCCAGTGTGTGAACTTGTGTGCGCCAGTATCCGAACACACAGCAATTCCCAAATATTATTAGGCGGTCAAGGTTTGGCGGACAAAACTTGGACTATGAATCAAATCAGTCAAGGTGCTGCTGATGAGTTCATAGTGAATGAAGCAGAGATTGTTTTTAAAAATTGGCTGCAAGGGGACAAGTCAGGTCCTGGCTGTAATAATTACAACTTTGAGCAGATAGATGATCTTGATCAGCATGTTGTAGTACCTGACTACAGAAAACTTCCTATTGATCAATATCCTTACCTGGGTAACACCAGTTTTTTCATTACTGCCAGTCGTGGGTGTGTGCGTAATTGTGCCTACTGCGACATTGCACATCAATGGAAAAAGTATCGGTACCGAAGTGCAGCCAGTGTGTTTAAAGAAATGACCACACAATTCGAACGTCACGGCGTGACTGATTTCTTTTTCACAGACAGTTTGATAAACGGCAGCATGAAAATGCTCAATGACTTATGTGACTTGTTAATTGACTACAAACAAAAGAATCCAAATGCAAAGTTGAACTGGCAAGGACAATATATTTTTCGTCCTCGCAGTTCAGTCAATCTTGCGCACATTAAAAAAATGACTGATGCTGGTTTGAATTTTTTAGTAGTGGGTCTTGAGACTGGTAGTGATCAGGTGAGGTATGATATGAATAAAAAACATACTACTGATGATGCAGAGTGGTTTTTGGAACAGTTCAAACAGCATGGTATAAAATGTAGACTGTTGATGATAACTGGATGGATAAATGAAACAGAAGAAGATCACAAAGCTACTTTGGAACTGTTTCCTCGTTGGCAAAAATATGTAGCCAGTGGGACTATAACTGGCATTGAATTAGGTAGCACATTAAGTATTTTGGAACATGCACCGGTGGCCATGCGAGTGCCTGACCTGGGTATTCAACTGCTGAACAACAAAGGCTACCTGTGGTTCAATCCCACCAACCCTGACTTGACAATTGCCACAAGATTTAAAAGAAGACTAGAAACACATCGACAAGCAATAAAGTATTACTGGCCTATAACACGTAGCCTTTATCGACTGAGTACTATCAAGTCAAATTTATTAGAAGCTATTAAATATCTGACAGAGCCGCAGGCTCGTCCTCGGGTATTTGAAATAAATTTAGTCAAAAAAACAGGCTCCGAAGAGCCTGTTGTAAAAACCCGGGGCGGAGCCAACCAATCCCCAGGGTAAAACTCAATCAAGTAACAAAATAAGACATGCCAACAAGAATGCAAAGCCAATGTGCCCTAAAAATATTAACAGTAGCACAAGAAGCCAAGCCATGTTAGGCACTCTTCATACATGTAGTCTCAGCCATGCGCTTCCAGTTGCCTGCAAAGCTCTTGCGCAAGTCTGCAATCTTCAATGCCATACGCAGGCTCATCTCACGCAGACGATTCTGATTTGCTTCCATGAACTCAACGATCTCGTCCTGTACTACAGGCTCAAAATCATATTCTGAAAACAGCACACCGTCCTTGGCAATCTGCTTGATACGCAACACCTTGTCACGCATGGTGTCCAGTGTCAAGTCCAAGTAGTGACAGCGCGATTGCAGTGCATCCAAGTGATCACGCAATTTTTGGCTCTTCATTGTGTCAAACTTCAAGTTGGTGATAAAAATCACACTACCCTTGAACTCAAAACGATCAGGAATGCCTTCGCGGCGCAAAGCACTGGATTCACTCAACCATGAAATGGTACGCTTTTTGCCGGAGTCCAATGCGCCCTTCAGCAAGTTTAGGGCCACGTCGTCAAGCAAAATGCTGTCACAGTCATCAAACACCAACACACAATTGGCATCTGAATACTTGTACAGTGTCTGATACAAGCCAATGGGCGTTGCACTACCTTTCACAACTTCGGCACGGAGGCGCTTGCCTGCCAATTTGTCAAACAAGGTGGCCTTTTCAATTTCACGCTCGACGCCAAAGCTCTTGCCAACTCCAGGAGGACCACTCACAATCATGGCACGGATGTCACCATTCACACAAGCCTTTGTCATCTCATTCAAGATGTCAAAACGCTCGCGAATGCGAGTCATAATTTGATCTTCAGTTTCAGTTTCAGTTTGTGCGGCAACAAAGGCCACGGTGTTGTCATTACTCACGTTTTCTCCATTGACATATTCGATGTCTTTAATGTTGTTGACTTTGATACGGATGGTGTCGGGGCAGTTGGGAAATGCTCCGTTGTTTTCTACTGTCACAAAATTGCCTTTGGCGCCAGTTTGATAACCGGACACAAGATTGAAAGCAATATTGCGCACGGGTTTGTTGCGATACTCACCTTTGATAACTCGAATTGCACTCATTGTTGGCTCCTTTGAAATGCGGTTGTTTACTGTTTATGTCTCTATTATAGCAAATGATGGATTATTGGTCAACCGGGGCAAACAGTTCTTGCCCTTGTTGCATAAACACAACAAATGCCGCCATTGTTTTTTCACAGTAAAGCATCTTGCCGTGCTTTTGGATATCTTGCAAAGTTTCCAACAGGCCCATGCCCATGAAGTCTGCTTCTTTTTGTATTTGTTTGATTGCTGTAGTGATCTGCATTGCTGGCTCCTTTTTGCTTTGTATGTGGTTATTATAGCATTTTGGGAATTATTGGTCAAGTACTACCAAAGTATTACTTAATGAAGTTTTCAAAGAAACGGGTGTTGATTGCGTCCATTTCCGCCTGCTCCACATAGAAGTCAGTAGTAGGATCGTAGTACTGACCCTCTTTGTTGTCATAATACAACACGCGACCTGAGAAGTTGAATGGGCCTTCCAGTCCTGCACGAGCACTGTATTTGTTGCGCATGACGTCTATGGTGTCAACTACACGATATCCCATTGCTGGCTCCTTTTTGCTTTGTATGCCACTAGTATAGCACGATGGGAATTTCTGGTCAAGTACTACCTAAGTATTACCTAGCACCAGTTGTTTGCAATCACAGGATCACTAGTGCATTCATGCGGTTTGGGACGACCATGAAATACAAGTATGCTGGTATCACCGCCAATGTACGCATTAGAATCTGACCCGGGTGAATGGGGTTTTCTTGTGGCAAAATTATATCCGCCATTACTCACTTGCCAACGCCAACTTTGTAGATGTTGTTGATCAAAGTATCTACGTTGGGTGGGATCAATCACCAATCCCAAGTAATCTTGGTCGCCAGGGTATTTTACAACTGTACGGTTGATATCCAATTGATCAAATTCGTGCCACACATGTGCATACCGGGCAACGTTCCACCACATTACACTGCTATTCATACCTGAATGTGTTTGGCGTTGAAGATATCTAAAGTCTCTAATGGTCCAAAAGCATTGTGTACTCAATGCCGGAATCCAACTCAAATCATTTATGATTACACAATCAAGATCAAAGTACAACAAGTTGCCTGCATGATATTCAGGATTGAACAACTGCATTTTGTACCACCATTCACGTTTGGGCCCTGAAATACCTGGCCATTCTTTTACCACATGTTTGATCATGTGCGGTGGCACTGGCCTATCCTGCTCGGTGTACACATGAAAACGTATGCCTTGTGGCATGTGTCGTAGCAGCATGTTGTACAGTTTTTCCACATACACCCAGTCATAACCTGTGCCGTGGATTACACAGGCACAGTCTACAATCTGATCATGTCGTGGAGAGTGTTTGCTCATGACCAATAGGGATATTGACGTAACACTGTATCAACTGATGCAGGATACTGAGGGTCAACTTGGTGCGTGGCAGTTTTGTGATTGATAGCAGTGCCGTCAAGGCGTTTGAATGTTTCTAGCATTTCATCTGCATCTCGATGTTGTGTCTCAATGCAACTCCAGGCCTTGCTCTTGATGATGTCATCATTGCCAATCCATCCCCAATGCCAACCAGCAGTTTTGGGGAACAGTACACAGTGACTACGGTCTTTTTTCTTTTGGGCATGTCCCACTCCACTCTGCAGACCCTTGTATAGTTTGCATGGATCTGCAAACATGTGTTTTTTGGCCACAACATTTCCAGTCCACTTACGATCCACTTGCTGATCCCACCGATAGATATACATGTCAAGTGTGCAAGTCACAGGCTGATTGACAGTGTTGACCGTTTGTAATATTTCTGGCCATAGTGCAGGATTAATAATTTCATCCAAGTCACTGTGCATCACAATGTCGTCATCACTGCAATCTTGATAGCCTTCTAACAATGCTGAACGCTGTCCGTTTTCAATGTCCCAGTTGGTCCAGGTCTCAGGAATGTCAAGGCACACCACACGCAGTCGATCTCCCCAGTGGCTGTAGCGAGCCATGTTGTCAGACAGATAGAATGGTTTGGGCCGACCGCTCATGGTTCGATTGCCTTCACAGATGACCCAACGGTCCACGTAGTGTTTGGCGAGCTCCAAACGTATATCCAGCATATCAAACTCGTTGTTGAAAAGTGTAGTATCTACTATCATGTTAAAATTTAAAAATTATTTGGTAAGCATCGTAAATGGGCTGTTTGCCTTGTTGTGCTAGATATTCAACAATGCGTCGACCTTTGCCTGTTCTACGATTGTCTTCTAGAAATCTAGCATTGTCATCTATGGCCACAACAGCACCTGGTTTGATGTGTGATTCAATGGCTTGAAATTCTTTCAAGTGGTGTTCGGCGCTGTCATGATCGTTCTTCCATTTTACGTCCCAAGAGTCTAGATAAAACAAATCTACTTGGTCAAGATCGTTTTGATGCAATAGCCAAGTCACACTGTCACTGCAACTGGCGCGGAAACAAGGATTGGGCAAGATTGCCTGAGCAATGTCAACTGCCGCAGGATCAATGTCTACTGATCTTACTGTGCCACTGTGGTGCTCTACAAACTCCACAAACAATCGAGCACTTTGTCCATCTTTCCAGTTGCCTGGGTTACGCAGGGTACCAGTTTCCACAATGTGGTATTGAGATTGCTGGAGACTTTCCAGGTAGGCAAATATCAAATTAAAGCCATCTGCACGGCAATACAAACCTTCATGCAACCCGCGTTTGGCGCCGCTGGTGTTTGAGTTCAAACAATCAAAATATTGTTCACGATAATGTTTAAGCCATGTCATAGAGATATTTAAGTAGCTAGATACCGCTGTTGTCAAAATCTGGCTTGTCCACCAACCAGCAGCGTCCAGAGCGGCGTACTTTGAGATTACGGTGGCCAAAAAATTCCCACACAGCTTTTTGTACACCTGGATGACCCTTGGTGTAGTCATCTCCGCCAAATTGGCCACCAGGCCGTATTTTTGGCCACCAGGCATGCAGATCTTGTATCACACAATCGTAAGTATGTCCAGCATCAACATAACAGAAGTCCACACTGCCATTATCAAACTGATTGGCTGCGTCCCAGCTCAAACTTTTGATAGGTACAATCAGATCCAATACAGGCGCCACATTGTGTGCAAACACTTGTTCCAAAGTTTGTGATTTTATTATGTCTTGTTCAGCTAGTTCTATACCGCCGTCCCAGGTGTCCACACAGTAGAATTTACCAAACTTTTTTTTCTGCAACAATTCAACCATGCAATAAGCTGTGCTTTTTCCAGTCCACGCACCCAGCTCGACCCAACAGCCTCCTGCTGGGAACAAGTCCAACACAATGTCCAACATCACTGTGTTTCTATGGCTCATAAATCCGTCAATGTTTTGATAAAAATGATTCATTTTGTATTTACTCATAATCTTAGCCTATAAATATCTACATGAAAATAGTTCTAGTTACGGGTGGATTTGATCCGCTACATTCGGGGCATATTGCCCACCTCAAGGCAGCTCGCACTTTGAGCGACAAACTTATTGTGGGCATCAACAGCGACGACTGGCTGATTCGTAAAAAAGGCAGAGCATTCATGCCATGGAATGAGAGATTGTGTGTGATCAACAATCTCTCAATGGTAGATGAAGTTTACACCTTTGATGACGAAGACGGATCAGCTAAACATTTTATACAACAAGTTCGCGCACATTATCCAGAAGCAGAGTTAATTTTTGCCAACGGTGGTGATCGTACAGACAAAAACATTCCCGAAATGGATTTCAAAGACAATAATTTAAAATTTGTGTTTGGGGTTGGCGGAGAAGATAAAAAGAATTCTAGCTCATGGATTTTGCAAGAATGGAAAACACCAAAAACTGATCGTGCATGGGGTTATTATCGTGTGTTGCATGAAGTAGGTGCCAATACCAAACTAAAAGAACTTACTGTGATGCCCAACACATGTTTAAGCATGCAACGACATGATCAACGTGCAGAATTTTGGTTTGTGGCTGAGGGCGCGGCCACGGTGTACACCTTGGATGAAGCTTCAACTGATCAAGAAGTCAAGTGCAGTCTTACCATGCATGAACACACATTTATCAAAACAAACGAATGGCATCAGTTGTGCAACGAAACTAATCAACCTTTAAAGTTGATTGAAATACAATACGGTGAACGCTGTGTTGAGCAAGATATACAACGTCGATGAAACCTATACCTGTATTTGTAGGATATGATCCACGAGAAGCTGTGGCATATCATGTGTGTGCAAACTCAATCATTAGACACGCTAGTCAACCAGTGGCCGTAATTCCCGTGGCTCTAAACTTGTTTCAAGACTACGATGAAACACACACTGATGGCAGCAATCAATTTATCTACAGCCGTTTTCTTGTGCCACACTTGATGGACTACCAGGGCTGGGCCATATTCATTGACGGCGACATGATCCTGCGCGGAGATATTGTAGAACTATGGAATCTACAAAGTCCTTACAACGACGTCATGGTGGTCAAACACGACTATCGAACACGCATGACTGAAAAGTATCTTGGGTCAAAGAACGAAGACTATCCACGCAAAAACTGGTCAAGTGTGATACTGTGGAACTGCAACAGTTTTCCCAATCGCAAACTAACACCTGAGTTTGTGCAAAAATCAACAGGGTCTGAACTGCATAGATTCACTTGGTTAGAAGATGAACGCATTGGTGAACTGCCCCCAGAGTGGAACTGGTTGGATGTCGAATATGAATGGAATCCACTTGCTAAACTTGTTCATTATACTTTAGGAACTCCGTGCTTTCATGAGTTTGCTGATGTGGGAGATTTTGCAGAAGAGTGGCACCGAGAAAGACTACTGACTGACTATTGTCAACAAAGGAGCACCTGATGACAAACTTTATTTTTCTCAGCAAAGGTGGCACAGATGAATATATCAACATGTTGGCCAATAGCGCAGGTAAAGAACCCACTAACACAGATTTTTTTGACTACAAGTATGACATAATAATGGATGGAATGACTCCAGTACTCCGTGGTATCTTGAAATACAAGATCATGCAAAAATGCCTGGCCGACCACAAAGATTTTTACTACGTGGATTCTGGCTATGTTGGTAACAATATCAACCGACTAAACCCCATGGGCAATAAACTGTATCATCGCATTGTCAAGAACGATTTGCAACAAACTGAAATACGACCCCGTCCAAACGATCGTTGGCAAGCTCTTGGTATCAACCTACAGCCAAGAAAGTTTGGCAAAAAAATTATCATTGCGGCACCAGACGAAAAGCCCTGTAGGTATTACGGAATTGATCAAGCACAGTGGGTGCAACAAACTATTGAAGAAATTAAAAAATACACCAACCGTCCTATTATAGTGCGTCAACGAGCACCAAAACGAGTTGACCGGATAGCAACTGCGCCATTGCAGCAGGTGCTGACACAAGACGTTCATGCTCTGGTGACATTTAACAGTGTTGCCGCAGTAGAATCTATTTTGTCAGGAGTACCAGCATTTGTACTGGCGCCCAGTCATATAGCACAACCTGTGGCTAGTACGCAGTTGAGTCAAATTGAAAATCCTTACTGGGCAGATCAAGACAAATTAAATGCATGGTGCCATAGTATGGCCTATGGTCAATACCATGTGCGTGAACTGCGCGATGGTACCGCTTTTAGAATGATGCAAGAATCATGAAAGTCGTCTGCTATTTGGCCACGCTGCCAAGAAAATTGGAGTACACGTCTGACCAAAGCCTTCAAGCTGCCACAGACAAACTCAACACTTTGAAGTTTTTTATTCAAGGTGTACAGGCCTGCGGTGATGAAGGTGTTGTTGTAGATGACGCTAACTATCAGCCCAGTGACGTGGCTGTGATACTGGGCTGGGTACACGAACATGGCAAAACCGCGCCACACTTGCAACTGCGTCAGCAGATATTGGACGGGCAACGTGCGTACAATGGTCGTACTGTGATTGCTGACAGCAATCTTTTTCTGTACAAAAACACAAGCAATCCTGGCTACTGGTTGCGCTACAGTTTTGATGGCATATTCCCCAACACAGGACAATACTGTGACACTGCGCCCGAACCTGCTCGTTGGTCAGCAGTGCAACAAAATCTCAACATACATCTCAAACCTTGGCGCACACAAGGCAATCATGTCCTGTTGTGTTTGCAACGTGACGGTGGCTGGAGCATGGGCGGAGTCGAAGTACTGGACTGGGCAATGAAGATCATACTGCAATTGCGCAGATATACCAATCGGCCCATTAGAATACGTGCGCACCCTGGCGACAAGCGAGCCAAGAAATACTGCGATCGCTTGATGAAACTGTGTGTGGGCCGCAGACTACTCAATGTAGAACTCAGCACACCAGATACATCGCTTGAGCATGATTTGAAAAATTGTTGGGCAGTGGTCAATCATAACTCCAGTCCTGCAGTGGGCGCAGCAATTGAGGGTATTCCAGTTTTTGTCACCGATCCCGAACGCAGTCAAGTGCGAGAAATTGCTGAAACAAGATTGGACAAAATAGAAACTCCCATAACACCTGACCGTGACGCATGGATACAACGTCTCAGCCAGTTCCACTGGAGTCACCAAGAGCTCCAAGACGGCACAGCCTGGGCACACATGAGAAAGTTTGTGGAAAAATGATAGAAATTATTACCAGCTTTGATCAACGCTATCATGATCTAATAGGCAAAGATTGCGTAAGCAGTTTCTTAGAACACTGGGATTCACAGTTTCAGTTGACTTGTTATGTCGAAGGTTTTGCCTTGCCTGACCATGCCAGACTCAAACAGATTGATTTTAACTTGCAAGTGGGCCCAGAGTATCATGCATTGCAACAAGACACTGCTTATGGTGTGCAAGTTAAAAAATTCAGCAAAAAAGCGTTCAGTGTGATACATGCCATGTATCACAGCACTGCAGATTGGATATTGTGGTTGGATGCTGATGTAGTTACCATGAAGGCGTTGCCGGCTTATGTGATCTTGGACTGCATGCGGTCTGAAGATCTCAGCATGTACATGGGCGTGACCTATACTACCGACAAATCAGGCAATCCTGGATCATGGCTTGTGCCCGAAACTGGGGTGTTTGCTGTAAACACCAAACATCCAAAGTTTGAAACTCTTAGACACGAGTATCGTAGACGCTATGTTGAACGTGATCATTCTGACCTGCGCAGATTCTACGACAATGATGTGTTTGGTGCTGCCATCAATCTTGCTGATGCCCCGGTGTATGATTTGTGTGAGGGATTTGCCAAACCTTACAAAACACCCTTACCACACACAGTGCTGGGTGAATATCTTATACACTACAAGGCCAAACACAGCAAGGCCGACTATCAAGCAGACCAATAACTTTCGCTTCGGGGTTGAATGAGATCCTTGGCTGGACTCCGGCCAGTTTCCTTGCGCCTGCCTTTGAGATGGTCAAGATAGGCACCCCAAGCAGTGTTGATTAGTGGATGACCTTCGCCTTTGATCAGTCCTTGACTCCAGTTAAGTTGGCGCCATTTAGGATGTGTAGCTTGCACTTCGTTACGAGTCTCATCAAACACCCAGCAGTCATTCCATTCGGCCATGGTCATAAGACGTCCTGAATCATAGGCCAACTGAAATTCTTTGAGCCACGTTAGTGTAGCAGTGTCACGCAGGTTCATGCCGTACAAACCACATTCACTAAACTTTCGTTCGCGTCCTAGATAGGCCAGTCCTACCTTGGCGGGCATTTGACTGTTGATAAAGTCAGTAGAAATAGGTGTATGGCACACCATGTCTGCATCCATCCAAAATAATACATCGGCATTGCAACTGTCTGCACAGTGAACTACTGAATAGACTTTGTGGCTGAATCTAATGGCGTCCCAACGGAATCCGAGGCCTGGGGCTTTGCCTTTGCGGTCCGCTGGCCCTGTGGCAACTAAACCACGTGCTCTAGGATCGCTGCCCCAGCGTTGTTTGAACGCTACAATTTCTGGGCTTACTGCATGTAAATCTCTCACATGCAGATTAGGTGCGCTCTGTTGTATCACACAGTCTTCAGTGTACACATATAAATCAATTTCTTTGGGCCAGTTTTGTAAGAACGTGTCAATCATGCGGCTGGCGTAGCGTTCGTAACCGCTGGCATTGAATGTTGTGACCACTGCGTATTTCATTTGGGTATCCATATTGTATTACTCTTGCTCTTGACAGGGGCTGCCTCATATGGACCGCACAAATCATTGAGCCACTGTCTATGTTGATCTTGTTGACCGTTGTCCTCAATCAACAACCAAGGTCTATTGCGTTGTATGGTGTCACGACTGCCGTCTAGCACTGCATTTTCAAAACCTTCAACATCAATCTTGATCCAGTCAACTGATTCAAAATTGAATCGATCCAGTGTGGTTAGTTCTCCAGTGTGCTTTTCAAACTCTGGGTTGGGCACAAACTCTGCCACCTGTTTGGTGTGCCCACACTTGAGAGTTTGTAATTCAAATGTTGCTGTTTGATCTCTGTTGCTAAGACCTAAGTTATAGAGTTCTACGTTGCTGTATGTTTCTAGATTTTTTTGCAAGACTTCAAAATTTTTGAGCACTGGTTCAAAACATATCACATGTTCAAAACGTTCAGCACTGGGTCTAGCAAATATGCCAATGTTGGCACCAATATCAATCATGGTACGCTTGCGAGGAATATTGTTGTACACATACCAGCGATAACGATTTTGATAATGTACATCCACTACCTCCTGCAGTCGTTCACTAAAAAATCCATTTGGTGGCTCAGAAGAATACCACAGTGAGTTTATTTTATACATATATAACTATTTAATCCAATGAAAATCAGTCTATTTAATAATTTTGGTGCCAAAAACTCAGTGCCAGTGTTTCAAGCCATTGCTCAGGGACTTGTTGCCCAAGGTCATACGGTAGTGCATCATGACCTCACCGCAGATGCGGCTGTGATATGGAGCATGCTGTGGACTGGGCGGATGCGTCCCAATCAAGAAGTTTACGAAACATTTAGACGTCAAGGCAAACCAGTAATTGTGGCCGAAGTTGGCATGATACAACGTGGGCACACCTGGAAGATTGGTATCAATGGCACTGGTATCAACAGTTACAATTTTGACAATCTCATACCCGATCGAGCTGTTGCCCTTGGACTTGGTCTCCAGCCCTGGCGCTCAGGCACAAACATTGTGATAGCCTTGCAACGCCATCACAGTCAGCAATGGGCAGGATTACCTGATGTAAGTGCATGGTTGGCCAATGTTGTAAAAGAAGTCAAACAACACAGCGATCGTCCCATTGTGGTGCGCCCACATCCACGCAGTACCTGCTCAATTCCACCGGGATGTTTGATTGACAAACCCCTGGCTAAATCTGGCACCTATGACGATTTTGATTTTGATCGAGTGCTGAGCACGGCGCACTGTGTGTTGAATTGGAACTCCGGTCCGGGACCGCAGGCATTGATGGCAGGCATATCAGCGTTTGTTGGTCCGGACAGTTTGGCCAGCACCATTGCCAACTGGGACTTGTCACAGATAGAAAATCCTCCACGCCCTGATCGCAGTGTATGGCTAGAACAACTGGCACACACTGAATGGACTGTGGAGGAAATTAGATCAGGATTGCCGTTTAGGCGCTTAGTCTTTTGACATCAGCGTCGACCATGTCGCGTATCATAGTCTCAAAATCTGTACGTGGCTTCCAGCCCAATAACTCTCTTGCTCGACTTGAGTCGCCACACAAGCTGTGCAGTTCTGCTGGGCGTTTGAATCTTGGATCGCTCTTGACCAAGTTTTGCCAGTCTGGTATGCCCACATGTTCAAATGCCACACGACACAGATCACCAATGGTATGTTGTTGACCAGTGGCAATCACATAGTCACGAGCTGTGTCTTGTTGTAGCATCAACCACATGGCTTCTACAAAGTCTCCGGCAAATCCCCAATCTCTAGCACTGTCTAAATTGCCCAGGGTGACTGAGTCAGCTAGTCCCAGTTTGATACGTGCCACAGCGTCTGTTACCTTGCGGGTCACAAACTCACGACCACGCAGGGGCGATTCATGATTGAACAAAATACCCGAACAAGCATACAGGCTATAACTTTCTCGGAAGTTTATGGTCATCCAATGCGAATACAATTTGCTTACCCCATAAGGACTGCGTGGACGGAATGGTGTGGTCTCACCTTGTTGTCCAGGTTCGGTGGCATTGCCAAACATTTCGCTGGTGCTGGCCTGATAGAACCTGGCATTGGGATTGTGTTGACGTATGGCGTTGAGCATGTTCAGTGGGCCTATACTGTTGACTTCCGTGGTCAATTTGTTTAAATCCCAACTGATACCCACAAAACTTTGTGCAGCAAGATTGTAAACTTCACGCGGTTGTATACTGCGCATGAGATGATTCATGGAATTTTCGTCAGTGATGTCGCCTGTGACTAACTCGATATCATTTTCAATTCCTAACCAGCGGATGTTGTCTAAATTGGGATTGCTATACCTTTTTACCAATCCATATACCTGGTAGCCTTTTTCAACAAGTAATTTTGCAAGATATGGACCGTCTTGCCCGGTCATGCCTGTAACAAATGCTGTGGGTTTCATTTTGCCTCCGTTACACTATGTATGTGACTTTTTGAGACAATAAAAATTTATATCAGTGTTATATATGTTCCACACACCACCAAAAAGCCACCCAGGCCGCAATGAAGAATATCACTAAGAAAAATTCCATTTCTGCTAAATCGCGTTGCCAACGTTCTTGGTCAGTCATGTTATACCGTGATGTCTTCCATGCCGGCTGTGCGCAGTCTGACCACATGCCCCATCTGCCACTGCTTGGTATCCAGGCCCTTCATGATGCCCAGCCAACGATTGCGCAACAGCGCCACTTCGTTGATGATGGTTTCAAAGTCCACAACTTCTTCTTCACCGTCCACATACTTTTCAGCATCACGTGCTGTGAGCGCACGAGCATAGCCTTCCAGGTACTTTTTAAAGTGCCGGGTTCGAATCTTGCGTAATTGGATGTTGAGAAAGTTCAGCACAGCTTCAATTTCTTGCAGCTGGTTGAACCTATGCTCAGTGATGCCCGGCAAGGCAGTGATGTTCTTTTCTACTAGGCCGCCAATCTTGCAGTCACGTTTGGCATCAGTTAACTCTGACTCAAAGTGTGCAATGAAGTCAGGTATATTACTGAGGTCTGCTACTACTTTACTGTACCACATGTATGTCTAGCCAATCTAAAAACGTTTTTGGAAAAATACTTAAATCTAAATTTCGCCTTGACGAAAACTCTTGCAAAAACGTTGCTAAATTTTTTTGATCAATCGGTGATACTTCATAATCAGATTTTAGCAAGTCTATTAGAATTTTAAATTGTTGATTGTTTTGTTTGTCTAAAACTTCTAGTAAATTGTATTTTGACTCTTTGTCCATTTTTTGTACGTCAAGAAATTCAGGAATAACACACAAATTTTCTTCTATCTCAGCATTGACAAAATTAACAAAATCAACATATCCAAATGCGGTTAGATTGCTGAGTGTAGAATAAAATTGATACTTAATTCCTGATGTTTTTACATAATCTAGCAATTCTACCAAATGATCAAAAGAATATCCATACCGGTTAAATTCATGTAGTTTTCCAATATTCTCTGCACTGATCCCCAATTTAAAACTTGGATAATCTCGCAGTTGATCAATCAATCTTATAAATTTATTTTTAGGTATTCCAAGACCGGTCATTACAGTAAAGACAGAATTTGGATTGCTTATTTTTATTAGATCAAGCACTTGTGTCTCATACAGCAACGTCTCGCCACCAGTGATGTACCAGACTTTTATTGTTTTTGCATGTTCGATCAAATGACTATACAGTGTCTGAAACTTTGAACTTGAATATATGTCATTTTGTTTCAGTTTTTTAAACAATAAATTTTCAGTGCTCAGTACATACGATGGTCTAGAATTTTCAAAATTATACTCGCCATTTTTTTCAATATCTTCAGACCAAGCACGGCTCCACTCAGGTCCACAATACGAACAAGTAAGTGTACAGCGATTGCCTAGCGAAATATTCACTTGCTCTAAAATATCAATCTGAGCTGATTGGTGAGTTTTCTCTGCTCCGCCATTGATTGATCTAATGCTAGGTAATCCAGCATCTTCGTTTTTCCAACACGGTTTTTCACAGGACAACACACGAGTATTAGACAACATCTGCTTGCGCTCGTTGCGTATAACTGATAAATTCAATAACCCATTTTTTTCTAAATCAACAAAATCAATTTTATATGGTGAAGCAGCACAACATGATGATATTGATGAACTTTGAAATGTTAACGATAATTCAGTAAATTTTCTAGAACAATAATAATTCCGGTCAGTAGTCATCTTCTTGATTGTAGTTGTCCTCGTCATCGGGTTCTTCATCTTCCTCTTCTGTATAGTCCTTGTCGTTGTCAAGGTATGCAGTCAATGCTTTTTTGATGTCTGAATCGCCTTTGAAGGCGTTTCGAATTTCTTCAACATCATGATCGTGATCAATCAGGATAGACACAATGCTTTCAGCAGCATCTATACGATCTACCACATTCACGTATCGCTTTAATTCGCCCCAAATTTCGCTTGCTACTTCTGCTGACATTTTTATTCCTCCACAGTGTCGGCTGTACTTACCTCTGTCTTGATGTTCTTGAAGTCTGTCATGACTTTGTCCAGGCACCCATCTTCGTTTGCTTCCCAGGCCTTGCGGAATTGTTTAATTATCTCGCCTTCGCTAGTGGTGAACACTAGACGATTGCCTTCTTTCTTGAGCATGCCTTTTTTCTCTGCAAGATCAGTCAATCCACTGTAAGGATTCATACCTGTTTCGTAGGGAATTTTAACCTGCATGCCTTCGAATGGTTTTGCATAACGAGTTTTCATTACTTTACAACCAGCACGTATGC